AATCCCGCCTTTTAAACAAGCATATTTAAGTGCAGGCAAATCTAACCAACCAACTCTGCGAGGACGACCTGTTACGGCGCCAAATTCTTTTCCACGATTACGCAAATCTTCAGCTTCATTTCCAAAAATTTCTGTTGGATATGGACCTTCACCAACACGAGTAGAGTATGCTTTTACAATTCCATACACGGTTGATGGCATCGCCCATGCCATACCTGCGTTAGCAATACCACCAATACCGCAATCACCAGAAGTAACAAATGGGTATGTTCCAAAATTAATATCCAACAATATCGCTTGACTGCCCTCAAACAATATATTTACTTTTTCAAATTCAGGCTTCATCTCTAAACTTGTTTTAAATAAAACTCCCATTTTTTTTAATTCAATTATATTTTCATCATTATTTTCAATTAATTCGAATAATTTTGTTCCGCATCTATTAATTTTATCTATATAGCAAGGAGATACACCTTTTCCAGTAGATCCAAACTTTACAACATTTAATTTATCTTCCTCTAAATGCTTTTCTAAAATGACAAAAGCATCAGGATCGACGATAATTCGTGATGCAGATCCCGGAAACATAATTTCGGTATCTTTAACTTCTTGTAAAAGCTCTTTTACATTAATTACCATACCAGATCCTAAAAAAGCCTTTGTATGAGTATATGTAAAATTAGCACATGGAATTAACCTTCTGACAATTTTTCTACCATTGTCATAAATTGTGTGACCCGCATTTGCAGAGCTTGAAAAACGAAATACGAAATGATAATCCTTAGACATTTCATATATATAGCGTCCCTTACCCTCATCCCCAAAAAAATTTCCCAATATAGCAATATTATTCATAATTATCCTTAATTTAAAATTCGTATGTTATATAACAACATATAATGTATTATATTTATGCGTTGCAAAACAAAATTAATAACAAAATTTATATTGGTCAAACTAATAGTATTAAAAGGCGAATGCGAGAGCATCGTGCTCAAGATAGATTAAAAAAGAAAACTCCTATTTATACTGCAATTGGAAAATATGGCTTTGAAAATTTCAATGTAATTGAAATAGAGTCTTTTAATTCTACTAATGAAATAGATGAAGCTGAAGAATTTTGGATTCAATATTTTAATACAAGAGATAGAAATATTGGGTATAATTTAGCAATTGGTGGAAAAGTAAATAGAGGCAATAAGTGGACTGATGATATGAAAAAGAATCATTCTAATATTAAAAAAGAATATTTTAATTCAAATCCAAAAGCAGAAGAAACAAGAAAGTTATTAAGAAGACCTCGCGGCATATCTTCTGTTAATGCCAAATTTACTAAAGATGAAGTCGCTAACATAAGAAAAGAATTTTGTAATTTATCATTAAATCCATCTATAGAAAAAATGGCACTTTTTTATAAAGTTGATAGCAAAACTATGAGAGGCATAGTGTATAATAAATCATATAAAGATGTTAATTATATCATTTCAAACGAAGTTTTAAATTATTATAATCAAAATAAAAATAAGCAAAAAATAACTAAACAGATTAATGATGATATTATTTATGATTATAAAAACAATAAAATGTCAATTAAAAATTTAAGTTTAAAATATAAAGTGTCAAAAACTTCTATTTATACGACAATTAAAAACATTTAATCATTCTTCATTAAATTAAAAAATAATCCGGCTCCCAATATAAAGCCAATAATTACAAATCCAATTATAGTCATCACATTTCTTTAAGGTTGAAAACTCTTCCGAATGGAGCTTTAAAATCTGCCCCACTTGTGATGAGCCAAAACACATCAACTCCTGGATTTTTCATTTCCACAAATTCTCGTTCAGATAAGAATCCGTCTGTAATTACAATTAAGAAATCACATTTGCCGATATTCTTTTCATAATCGTCAAAGAATGGGCATAGATATGTGCCTCCACGACCAAACACTTTAACTTTTTGCAATTCTTCAGCTTTTGCAGATTTGATTTTGGTTGCGCCATCCCAATATATATTACAGTCACAAGGCACAACAGTTCCCTCGGCTTTTTCATCCAAGGATTGTAATTGTGACAATCCATAAGCCATATCTTCTTCGCTCATAGATCCTGAAGTATCCATCAAGCAACCAAATGTAGCTTGATAACTCTTACGTTTAGGAGTTAGCATTCCGCAGAACATTGGACGAGTTCTAAATTTTGTCCAATCGCTTCTATGATTGCCTGTACGTGCCTTTACAAGGCGCGCACGAATAACATCTTGCCAAGTGACCTTTGGAGCTGTAAGACGTCCTAATTCGCCATCTAAGGCGCCTGGAACGAATCCTGCCATCTTACGGGCAGATTCCATAGCATCAGCAATGCGTTTTGCTAATTTTTCTTCATTTTCTTCTGTATCCATGTGATCGTCAACAGTACCACCTAATCCTAAGATATCAAATGATTCTCCGTCGCCGCATTCATCACAGCCACCATGATCGCAAGATCCTTTGCCTTTTCCAGGTTGTTGACCTTGTCCTTGACCATTTCCGTCTTGATTCCCTGGTGGATGATTGCAATTTTGATCACATTGATGATCATTATCTCCTTGACCATCACCATCTTGATCTCCTGGCTCTTGTCCTCCAGGATTTTGGTCGCCAGGGTTGTCTCCTTGGTTGTTACCTTTATCCTTGGACTTATTACCCTTGTTTTTGTCTTTTTTACCAGATTTATCTTTTGGCTTTTTGTACATGCCAACAGTTCCACATTTGGGGCATTTTGGCAATAAATTATAAAGATAATGATAAATCTTTTCAGGGCTTTTCATATCATCTGACAAATTAGGATCCGCAAAGTACCAAGATACTTTCTTTTCTCGATTCTCTAATTCTTGCTTTTCTTCATCTGTAAGCTCACGATCATCATCTGGAGCTGGCAAAGCGACCTTAGGTTTTGATAAATCATTAATTTCATCTTTGATATGTTCAAATCCAGTTGGCATCTTGAATGGATTTTTAATTAATTCAGCATATTGACCTAAAGTCATGTATTTGCCAAGATGTTGCTCAAATACTTTTCCTGCATCTTTTTTGCGAGCAGCAAGATCTTCCATAGCAGAACCATTGACGATATAGTCAACTGCAATATTCCAAAGCTTGGGAAGCTTGGTTCCTCGACGTTGAGGATGCATATAAATTGCGTGGAAAGCTTCGTGCATGCAAAGAATGCGCAATCCGATTTTATCTTGTTTTAATACGAATTTTGGATTCCAATAAAATCTTTTGCCATCTGTTGCGGCAGTTGGCATATTCATAGTACAAATATGGTCAACGGGAAACATTAAGCTAAAGATTAAAGGATCGCCTCCTAATTTAGATCCAACTTGATCGTTATCATATCTGGTACCTAATTCAATAAAAATTGCAGATAATTTTTCTTCTGCCTGTTGAACTAATTTAGGATCGACTTTTCCAATTACTCGTGTGAATTTCATATTACTCCAAAGATGTATATATCATTACTGAATTTTATAGTAAATGGCTGACAACTTAATGCCAGCCAGATATTTTAATAACTTACTTGGTTATTGATTTGTGTGAGCAATTTGCCCCACTCTTCATGGTCATCGAGATTCCAATTTACGATTCTTTCGAGAGTAATTTGGCTTCGTACGGAAATAAGAACGATTTCCGAACCAACTTCTTGCAAGAAACGTCCCATATATTCAAGAGATTTGGGAGCTGGCTCTTTGTTTTCTGCAGCTTTATCCAATTGAGTTGCAAGTCTTGCGCAAGCGATCATGCAAGCAACGATTCTTTTTGTTGGCTCTAATTTCTTGTATTCCGCAGTAATTTCTTTGCCTTGGAACAATTTATCAATTAAAGGAAGGAGAACTTGATAGTGATCGTAGTATAAAGAGTAACGAATTCCTGCATCTTTACCGATACAACCACAAACTTTTTTGTTTAATAGCTCAGTATTCCAATGGAATTTTTCACCTTTAAACAATAGTTCCGAAGCTTTTGCCCAAGAACGAGGAGAAGGATCCGCATAACGATCTTCTGGGTCAACAGTTCCAAATAGATCATTTGGATGGTCATTGATGTAAGCGGTAATTGAAGGATGGATTTTACCAGTTTTACCTGACCAATCCAACCAAGCTTGAACATCAGCTTCTACAAGGAATTTTTCTGTACGGTCAAGTAATGGAAGGGAGGGTCTTGAACCACCTTCGGAAATTAAGTTTCCGGTCATTACGATTGCGTGTAGATTCTTTAATGGTCTACCATTGATTGATTTGAACTGAGTGAATTCAAGCAAAGGAGCCCAAAGAGAAGGATCTGCCTTATCAACCTCGTCCAATAGTGCAACTACTGGTTGATCTCCTTCCAACATTGTCTCATAGAATGAAGGTAAAAGGAAGTCTACAAATTTGTTTTTTCGATTTGAGTTAAGAATATCAGGATATCCACCCATATCGACACGTTCAAGAACTGAAAGATTGATATAAATCTCTTTCATTCCGGCTGCTGCGATGCGTTGTTTTGCGATTTCTGTTTTACCAGAACCACGCCGTCCGAAAATAGCGATATTGGAGCCAGCTTGAATGGAAGCGCTGATGTTGTCTCCAAGGTCTTTTGTTGTAAGGCGTTGAAGATTGAAGTCCGAAATCGCCATTTGTTGTTCTTTTTTAGCCATTATGTTTACCTTTTTAGTTTGAGTTGATGTAATTTTTGCGGTCCGTTGGTCCGTCTTGGTACTAATTTAAGCACTGCCGACGGCTTGTCAAATTTATTTTTTATCGAAGTTGCGTCAATTTAAAAAATAAAAGAGCCGCTCGTGGCAGCTCCTACGATTATAATTATGAAAAATTGTACGTCAAGGGTACGTGAATTTATTTTAAATTGTAATATAGATTATTTGTTTGTTTTTAGATTTGGCATAATTAACACAATTATTAGTTCCGCCAGGTTTTCCATCATAGCAAGCAATCATGATGTCTGAATTATCAACAATATATTGGTTCCTTAATTGCATTTTATAAGCGGCGTAATCGCCTTCGGATACTATAACTTGTTGATATGATTTAGATAAAAGGCTTTTATAAATTTTCTTTTGAGGATCAGACCAAACAGCATCTTGGTTTTTGAAAGGAATGGCTGCTATATATGGAATTTTTAATTTTGTGCATATGAAGGCGGCATATTGATCAAAGCCTAAAGCTAAGCCTGAAATACATTTATCAGGCTTTAATTCTAATAAAAGCTTTTCTGTTTGCTGGCAAACATAATTATAAGTGGGATTTGGTAGGATAAATCCGCCCAGTTTTTGTGGGCGAGATCCTGTAAATCCAACAGTAATCATTCATTAATAACTCTTAGAGAGTTTTTCCAATTAAATTCACAATAATGTTCGCAATTATCGGCTCCATAGCCATATTTATCCATTTGCCATACAAATATAGTGCCATGATCTTCATCATCATATCCTTTTTCAATTTTGACAACAATGCCTTTATCGCCTAAGTAATCTGTAACTAAATCTCCAACTTTAATAGTTTGCGGATATTTTACATTATTTTTGATGAAATTTTCGTGAGATCCATCAACATATTTAAATTTGTATTTAGTTTTTTGTGATTTATATTTTGGTTGTTCTATTTCAACTTTTTCTAAATTCTTTTTCTTCATTTATTTTTCAGTCTTCAAATTCACATTCTTGCCAATTTATATGCAAACAGCTTCCAAATATTCCGGGACCTTCTTCATATGAATCTTCTTCTTCATCATTATCTTCGTCAACTTCTTCATCATCAGAAAGAATTTCTTCCTTTTCTTCATCTTCATACGGAAATTCTTGTTCAAAATTCTTTCTCAACCAAGCTTCTAAAATTTCATCAGAAGGTTTATTTTTCCAAATATAAACTCCATAATCATCTCCGCTTTCGCTATTAATAGTTAATGCATGAATTTTTTGTTTTTTAGCCATTTTAATCCCCAATCTATATTTCAAATACAATAGGTTTGTTTATTGGTCTATAATTGCCATCACAAATACTTGCATTGGCAAATTTAATACCATCACGTTCTACAAATGAATATGCTTCATGGATGTGACCAAAACAATGAGCTTTTAAATTCTTTAATTCATAAATTCTGTTTAAAAGGTCTTCATCTCCAACATGAAGAAATCTTCCATATTCAGGAATCCCATCTCCAATTCCATATGGTGGACCATGAGTAATTAGTACGGCAGTATCATCATCAATTTTATCCCAGATTTTTGCAATTTCTGGTCCTCGCTCTACATTGTACTCCCAACCTCCAAAATACGGAGTTACTGGGGATCCCCAGAATTTAATTTGGTCAATAACAACTGAACTGTTTTCTAAGCAATGAATGTTATTTTGTTGAACAATATTCACAGCAATATCATGTTTAGATGATTCAAATTTTAACTCGTGATTGCCAAATATTAGAATTTTATGAGTATGTGCTTGAGATGCAAACCATTGAACAAATTTAGAAAACTTACCTATATCGCCGCGATAAGTAGAATCTCCACAATGAATTAACACATCTCCGTCTGGAAGCGGAC